TAAGGTCGCTGCCAATGGTGGCTCGATATTAGCAGAGCAAGAAATCAACTTCATAAACACTGCATCAATTCAAGTATCTGTTGCAGCTGGTGCTGGTGCTGCAGCTGGGAACGCCAACGTATCATTCAATGCTAATGGTACTTTTGAGCTGGTTGGTTCTTCTACTACTGCTAGAACTAGAATATCATCTCCACGTGGCGGCGCATATGCTGGTGTGTCGGGAACTGGCGCGCTTCAAATTAAATTGCCAGTGTACTATAATAGCACAATGATGAGTATATTGGTGCATGTGTACGATTATGCAACAGGAACTGGAATTGGTGCTAGTAGCGGAAAATCTTTTACTATAAAACTTGGTGGATACAATTACTCTGTTACGCCAAACTGGATTAATTGTTTCGCATATCAAGATTCTATGAAGGGCATAGGACCAAAAACTGTAAGATTTGGTGACGATGGAACAAATACTACAATTGTTATTGGAGAACTCACTGATTCTTGGACTTCTTCCCCGCACGTTTTTGTTGAGTATATGGATCTGGCATATACTGGCGCAGAAGATTCTACTTGGGCAACCACGCCTCTTGTTATTTCTAGAGTTACTTCTCTACCATCAAATACAAAGGTGACTCGTGTTTGTTCTTCTGGTATGGGTGAGGTTTATGCTAATGGTGGTTCTCAACAGAATACAACTGGCTTGAATTTTGTCAACTCAAGTTCAATTCTAGTGTCTGTGTATGAAGGTGCTGGAACAGCAGTTGGTAATGCTAATATCTCATTATCAATTATTGAGAGTGGTACGAGTGTTCCTGATATAAAGTCAGCGCTGGCAACACACAACACAACATTCGGCACTCTAAACACAACATCAGCGACTACTAATACAACATTCGGTACTCTAAACACAACATCAGCGACTACTAACACCACTTTCGGCACTCTCAATACTACATTTGCGACTACCAATACAACGTTCGGCACCATAAACACAAATATAAGCAACGCTAACACATATGCGTCAACATTGGCCAACGCTGCAGCTAATACTGTTAGAGTCTATGCTAATGGTGGATCAATAGTCAATGACTCTTACCTGAACTTTAGCAATTCTTACACAACTCTAGTCACTGTGGCTGCTGGTGCTGGAGCAACATTCTCTGGTAACGCCAATGTCGAGTTCCAGTCTAACAGTACGTTTGATCTAGTTGGATCTTCTAGCGCCTCTGGCATCAGGATAACTTCGCCTAAAGGCGGAACATTTATAGCAAGCACTTCCCCAACAACTGGTGCTATACAAATTAAGCTACCGACATTCTACAACTATACTATGTTGAATATGTTAGTGCATGTGTATGATTATGGTACTGGTTCTGGTATCAGCGGTAGTAGCGGAAAAGCGTTTACCATAAAATTAGGTGGATACAACAACGATAGCGGGACTGGCGCCAGATATAATTGGCAAAATTGTTATGCATACCAACAGTCCATGAAGGGAATCGGACCAAAAAGTGTACGATTCGGAGACGATGGAACAAACTCAACAATTACGATCGGCGAAACAACAGACACTTATTCGTTTTCCCCACACGTTTATGTGGAATACTTGGATCTAGGGTTTACTGGAGCAACTGCCGCCGTTTGGAAATCCCCATTAGAAATCACCCAAGTCACATCGCTTGTATCAAACACAAAGGTGACACGAGTTTGTTCTTCTGGTATTGGTGAAGTATACGCTAATGGTGGTTCTCAACAGAATACAACTGGTTTTAATTTTGTCAACTCAAGTTCAATTCTAGTGTCTGTGTACGAAGGTGCTGGAACAGCAGCTGGTAACGCTAACATCTCATTCTCGTTGATCGAAGGTGGAACTAATATCGGCGCGGTGGCTGCATTGGCTAATGCTGCTGCTAACACCGTATCAGTGTCAGCCAACTCTGGTGTGCAGCTAACAAAGAAGAATCTTGTATTCAACAATACAACTACGATAGGAGTTGTGGTTCAAGCTGGTGCAGATGCTGCTAACGCTAATGTGTCATTCAATACCAGACCACCAGTTTCTGGAGACTGGTGGAATGGTGGAGTTCCAGTTGTTGCTACAGATGGTGTCATGGAAATTGGCAAGTTTATCGACTTCCATGATACTGATGCAGGAACATCAGATTATTCAGTAAGGCTGACTGCAGGTGCAACTGGAGAATATTTGCAGAGCTCTGGGGAACTCAGAGCAAATGTATTTAGAGATTCTGATGATCTAACATATTTTGTTGATCCTGCAAGTAAATCTAACATATCTTCAATGAATGTTTGGCCTGGTGTGACTGGCCCAAACACTGGTATAGTGATCAATCTTGGCGATATTACTGCTGGTAGAACAGATCAACAGGGTGCAATATATCTTGGTCGAAGCGGCAATACCTATTTGTATTTTGATGGTACCAGATACAGATTTGGTGAAGCTGCAAATATTGCACCAGTATATATCCCAAGTGGTAATTTGGGATTAGCAATATCCACTCCAACATCAAACCTGCATGTTACTGGCAATGCTAACATTGTTACAAATGTCTGGACTTCTAACGTATACGCTAAAGGTTGGATTGGAATCAACACCACGGTTCCGTCATCAAACCTGCACATTACTGGCAATGCCAACATAACAACCAATATCTACACTGGTAACGTGTTCACATCAAACTCTCTGAGTGTTAATACGACCGCTGGACGAGCTAACGTACATTTCTCAAATACTACCATTATTGACACTCCAGTTCAGTCAATCTCAGTTGCAAATTTCTCAGCTAACGAAAACTGCGCTGGTAAGATTCTTGTTTGCAATAATGCAACCACGGCCAACCCTGTTAACATCACCTTTGATGTTTCTGCCACTAGCGGATTTGCTATTACTCTGCTTAGACATGGTACTGGCAATACAGTAATCGCAAACACAACTGCACTTAAAAAGTCAAATAGCTCGTTTTTTGCAACTTCAAATATTGCCAATAGATTCTGTACAGCGACTGTTATATACACAGCAACTAATGAGATTGTGGTTGTGGGTGATATATTATGAGTTTTTTGCGTAGAGGTGGTCGTGGAGTTTTGATGCACGAGTTCACGCTTACTACTGGATTACTCAGTGGTTACAACTACCCCAATTGCGGAACTAGCAGAACTGGTTATTATTCTGGGCCTCCTACTGTCGGATCAATAACCAACTCAACGTTTAAGATATACACTATTAATAATGTTTATAGTGAGTCACAATATGAAAATGATGATGGCAACTCGCAGTGCTTATTGATAGCGAATCAATATGGCCACAGTTATTATTCTTTCGTTTTCAGTTTAAGCGGATATTCTGGCGCGCAACTTGGGGCTTTTCGTAAAATAGTAGACCCAACTAACGTAGAGTATTCTGCTCTTGATGCGTCATACTATGCCTCTGGACTTTGGGCTTGGGAAATTCTAAGTAGCAGCGACATAACGTCTGGAACATACAAAATCTATTACTGACTAAATAGTCTAGAAAGCCAAAGGATTCCAAAATGGCCAAACCAGCATCAAAAGAACAACTCAAAGATTACTGTCTGAGAAAACTGGGTTTCCCAGTAATCGACATCAACGTAGACGACGATCAGGTTGACGATCGTATCGACGACGCCATTCAACTGTATGGCGAGTACCATTTTGACGGTAGCGAATACGATTACGTCGCATACCAGATCACCGAGCAAGATATCACCAATAAGTATATCAATCTTCCAGATTCAATTATCGGTGTCACTCGTATCCTTCCAATCTATTCTGGAACGGTGACCAACTCTGGCTCTGGGACGAACTTTAATATTTTTGACCTGAACTATCAGCTGCGCCTGAACGAGCTGTATGAGTTTACGTCATCTTCGTACACCTACTACTACATCGCTCGTAGCCATATTCGTATGCTCGAGATGATTCTGGTTGGCGAAAACTTTATCCGCTTCAACAGAAAGATGGATAGACTGCACATTGATATGAACTGGTCGGCGCCAGAAGTTCCAGCTGGTTCATATATCGTAATAGAATGCGTCAAGTATCTAGAACCAGACACATACACCAGAGTCTATAATGACTCCTGGCTCAAGGAATACACAACCCAGCTGATCAAGCGTCAGTGGGGCGAGAACATGAAGAAGTATGGCAACTACACGCTTCCTGGCGGTATAGTTGTCAACGGTCAGCAGATATATGACGAAGCCTCGACTGAGATAGCCAGACTAGAAATTAAGCTGCGCGATGAGTTCGAAGAGCCACCAATGTTTGAGGTTGGATAATGCCAACATCAGTATACTTCAACAACCAAAATGCCACTAGAGAACAGTGGCTATTGGAAGATTTGATTATCGAGTCAATCCGTAATCATGGGATTGATGTATACTATTTGCCTAGAGCTTCTCAGTCAACTCTAGACACACTGTTTGGTGATGATCCTGTAAAATACTACAATCAGGCTATCAAGATTGACATGTATCTTGAGACATTCCAAGACTACGAAGGTAACAAGGAATTCTTTTCCAAGTTTGGTCTGCAGATTGATGAGTCTGCAAGAGTGGCTGTGGCCAGAAGAACCTTTGAGCGATTGATGGGTAAAGACCTGCGTAATGTGCCGAAAGAAGGCGACCTAATATATCTACCAATTCAGATGAAGCTGATGGAGATTAGATTCGTCGAAGAAGAACGCAACTTCTTCCAGCTGGGCAGGAACAGCAAAAACCCTTATATGTACGTCTTGAATATAGAAACATTCAAGTACAACGGCGAGCTGTTAGATACTGGCATTGAAGAGATTGACGATATGGCGAATAGACTCGCTCAGTCTGTCAACTATACAATGACAGCCAATGCTTCGTCAGCCTCGTACCAGACCAACGAAATAGTCTATCAGGGATCTAGCCTAGAAACGGCAACTGCCAAGGCTGTTGTTGCTGGGTTTGATGTTACTACCAATACCCTGCGCCTTAGAAACGTTATGGGCGAGTTTGACGCCAACGCGGCAATTAAGGGCGCAACATCAAACGCATACTTCGTTCTTACCTCGTACAATCTTCAGCAAGAAGCAACGCAAAATGCATTCGGGGAGAACTACTTCTTCCAGACGAATGGCGACGATATTCTTGACTTCACCGAGAAGAATCCATTTGGTGCTCCATAATGTTATCGAACAGACAATTTTATCACAGAACAGTTCGCAAGCTTGTTATTATATTTGGTAACATCTTTAACAATCTGAAGATGGTTCGGTACAATAATGCAGGAACCGTAGAGATTGAGCGTATAGTGGTTCCTCTGGCGTATGCGTCAAAGGAAAGATTCTATAAAAGAATCACTCAAGACATTGACCTGACCAAAGAAGTCCAGATAGTTCTACCTCGTATGGCGTTTGAGTGCACTGGATTAACATATGATCCATTGCGCAAGATCAGCTCTATGGTTGATAACTATCTTAATGGCGCTTCGACGTCTACAGCTAAAAGCGTCAAGATGACGCCATACAATTTTGACTTCAACTTGCATATCTTCGTGCGTAATACTGAAGATGGTATGCAGATAGTCGAACAGATACTTCCGTATTTCAATCCAGACTATACAGTAACAGCAGACTTCCTAGGAACTGGTGAGATAAAGCTGGATCTTCCTATTGTGTTCAACGGAATCACATACGATGATTCTTATGAGGGAGATCAATCGGCCACTCGCGTGCTAGTTTGGACTCTCAACTTTACTGTTAAGGGTTATCTGTTTGGGCCAATAAGCTCTATTAACATAATCAATTCTTCACTGGTCAATATATACAACGACAATCCTTCGATACCAGTGGTTGAGATGACACTGGTTAACACAAGCAACGCCATATATAAGACTGGAGAGATGGTTTATCAAGGATCGAGCATTGAGAATGCTACTGCAACTGGATACGTTCAGTCATATAGCAATACATTAAGCAAACTGCTAGTCTATGATACAAATGGAACTTTCTCCAACACAAGTAACGTAATTGGCGTTGTGACAAATACCAGTTATAGACCAAATACAGTCTACGCAACTAGTAAACTATTGGTTGAGATTACTGTTACGCCAAGCCCAAACACAGCTGGTCCTAATTCTGCATTCGGATTTACAACTACAATTGAAGAATTCTAATTTATGAGTGAAATTGATAAGAACCTGAGCGAAATACTAGAGACAGAGTACATCCCAGCTGAACCAGCTGAGAAACCTGTAGCCAAGGTAATAACTCAGAATGATGCTGATAAAGACTTCGACTATGCTCGCATGACTCACTATGAGCTAATCGAGAAAGGAAACGAAGCACTAGACGGCATCCTGCAGGTGGCCAAAGAATCTCAACATCCCAGAGCATATGAAGTTGCAGCTACACTCGTCAAGAACCTCAGCGATATGACGGACAAGCTGATGGTGCTACAAAAGCAAAAGAGAGAACTAGATGGGCCGAAGGAACAGGCTGCACCAACTCAGGTGACTGTTGATAAGGCTGTGTTTGTTGGTTCTACTGCTGAGTTGCTGAAGAAGATTAAGAATGAACGCAGTAGTTGATCAAGTAAAGAAATATCTTGGGAACCCAAAATTAAAGAGAGTTGGTGTTCCTTTCAATATGACTCAGGAACAGATTGACGAGTATGTCAAGTGTTCTGAAGATCCTGCGTATTTCGCCGAACGATATGTCAAGATTATTACTCTTGACCATGGCTTACAGAACATTAAGCTGTATCCTTTCCAGCAAGAAGCTTTACACAAGATAAACAAGAATCGTCAGGTGATAGTCAAGGCTGGTCGTCAGGTCGGCAAGACTACAATGGTTGTTGGCTATATCCTTTGGTACATCCTATTCAATCAAGACAAGCTAGTGGCCATTCTGGCCAACAAAGCCAAGACCGCCAGAGAAATTCTATCCCGCGTCAAGATTGCATACGAAGAACTGCCTCACTGGATTCAGCAAGGCGTCAAAACCTGGAATAAGGGTGATATTGAACTAGAGAACAACTCTAGAGTGCTGGCCGACTCAACAGCTTCCTCGGCGATTCGTGGTTTCTCCATCTCGCTTCTGTATCTTGACGAGTTTGCGTTCGTTCCTAATAACATCGCCGAAGAATTCTTCACCTCAGTTTACCCAACAATCACTTCTGGTACCAGTTCCAAGATTCTTATCTCGTCAACGCCTAATGGCATGAACCACTACTATAAGATGTGGAATGAGGCTGTTGAGAACAAGAATGGCTTCGTTACAATTGAGGCTAACTGGCGTCAGGTGCCAGGCAGAACCGAAGAATGGGCCAAAGAACAACAGAGAGTTCTGGGTGACGAGAAGTATCTGCAGGAAATGGAATGCGAGTTCCAGGGTTCTATCGGCACTCTCATCTCTGGTATGGTGCTCAAGAGCCTGACGTTTAGATTGCCCAAGGTAAAGAACACAATCCATGGGCTGTCTATCCATCAGGAGCCTATTCCTGGTCATAAATATGTGATCACGGTGGATACCTCTAGAGGAAAGGGTCTTGACTACTCTGCATTTGTGGTCATTGACGTCACAGAGATACCATACAGAATAGTCTGTAAGTATAAAGATAATGAGATTTCCCCAGTAGTTTACCCTTCAATTGTAGCCAAGATCGGCAGATACTACAACGACGCATATATTCTAGTAGAGATCAACGACAATGGCCAACAGATCTCAGACAGTCTATTTGACGACTTTGAGTACGAAAACATTCTTTCTACTGCTGAGCAAAATAAAAAGATCACCCTGACTTGGGCAGGTGGTGGTAGAGCTGTTCGTGGTATCAGAACAACGAAGTCTACCAAGCGTCTAGGCTGTTCTCTGATGAAGAGCCTAATCGAGAGCTACAAGCTTATCGTAGAAGACTTCGATATTATCGCAGAACTCTCCACTTTTATAAATAAGAGTAATAGCTATGAGGCTGATGAAGGATCCCACGATGACCTAGTTATGTGCTTGGTTT